CCGGAGAGAAAATCTCCGGAATAGTCACAGGCTCTCATCAAAGAGTTTGATGATGAAAGCGGTGCGACTAGCGAAACTTAGTCGTTTAGTTTGAGCGTTGTACCTAAGCGCGAAGGTGCTTGGATGCAAAAGGATAACGGCGACATGAGTTAGCGGTTTGCCCGCTTCCCACTAGTACACGGGTGATCGTTGATGCGATCTGGGATCAGGTCCCTAAACCTCTTATTAGCTCGGTCGGCGTATGCTGGCCGAGTGGTAAAGGTGTAGACACTTTGTCGAACCCTGAGAGGGCGTGAACTCTTGAGTCAAGACCGGAAGGTCGTTTGAGACAAGGGGGTCGCGCGAACCCGTGGACGTCCACGTCTAGTCAAAGAGGCTCTGGTCAGTTTCTTGCTTAGCAAGAAGAGTGAGAGAACCTCATTCGGGTAGAACATCAACTACTCGTGTGGGGATCTTGATCGAAAACCGAGGGAAACCTCGGGGGGCTGACTGTCCTTGCGATTGAGCCGTGTAACGTCTCTGAAGACCGGGAGATTCTAGGTGCCTGGCATCTAGATATCTTGGTTTCCAGGCCTTTACTAAGGCGACCTGCGGCCACCCTCTCCGAGGAGAGAAGTGGGAACCGAAGGGAAGAGGATGCTACCCAACTAAACAAATATAATTATAATTATGCAAAACATAAAATATCTTTATAGTCGCTTAGTAGGCGCAAACGCTTCTTGGTCCCGAAGTGTAAAATCTTCGGCAAAATTAGCGGGATTACTCCTCAGAGTGGTCCCGTTAATCTATGGAAATCTAACCGTTTCGTCAGTGAAGGTTACATGGGGATTCGCTCGGAATGTCGTGCGGTTGCACGCAGCCCAAGGAAGCAAGGGACTAGCCAAGTATCTCAAGGCCTCTTACGTCCTGCTTCAGCAGGCCGCAGGGGGTTTTGTTATACCAGCGCCGTGGGACCTTGGGTGCAACGTATCTAGAACTCGAAAGGGGGTGCCGCGGATTCTGAATCCGCAGCAACGTCTCCTTGTTTTACAGGGAGACGTACCCACTATTCGCTTTTGGCTCTCTCTACTCGGTCTCTACCGGGTGATTGAGTTCAAAGGCGCTCTAAAACTCTCGACGATAACGGCTCCAGGGAAGGCTCTGCCTTCCTCGTTTCTGAAGTCGTGGGGAGAGTGGGTCCCTAAGTTTCTAGCTCGGGCTCAGATCGCGTCTGGGTTCGACTGGAGACTCGTTCCTTCGAAGGATCTAACTCCTTACTCGATACCAGTGATACGTAAGTCAGGCCCCAACTCCAGGGGTCTGGCAAGCGTAGCCGCGATACCACTAGACTTAGTCAGGTGGTGTCTCGATCCTCAATACTACGAGATCTTGGTCTCGTGGATAAAGAAGGTCGATGGTTTAGAGCTAATCTGGGGACTTAAGCCCTTTGTAAAAAGGATTAATGATCACCTAAGAGAGCAGAAAGGCCCAAGAATCAGTCCTTTGGCGTTCGTGAAGAGCGCTAGAGGGTTGAAGACTGGGTCTGCTCTGTTTGGAACCTGGGGATCGGTAACGGCCCTAGGGAAGTTAGGTTTCAAGGAGGAACCTGGAAAGATCCGGGTCTTTGCCATGGTGGACATCCTTACCCAGGCGGTAATGCTACCGCTTCATAGAGCTCTGTTTAAGAGACTACGACCGATCTGTACGGACGGAACCTTCGACCAGATTGCTCCAATCGAGCGTCTGCTCAAGAGAATGAACGAGACAGGTAAAACGTTCGTAGCATCGTATGATTTATCGGCGGCAACCGATCGGTTGCCTCTGGTTCTTCAAACGATGATCTTAAATGAGGTGATGGGTAAGGAGTTAAGTGCCCTATGGGCTTCCCTACTCGTTGGGCGGGCTTACAAGTTGCCGAGAATAGCTCGAAGCTATAATCTTGGTTTCTCATTTGTCCGCTATGCGGTAGGTCAGCCTATGGGTGCATACTCATCGTGGGCTATGCTCGCGGTGACGCACCATGCGATCGTGCAATTTGCTGCTTTTCGGGTTAAACCCGGTAGCGGGTGGTTTGAGTGGTACGCGGTACTTGGCGACGATATTGTCATCGCTGACAAAGCCGTTGCTCAAGAATACCTTCGGATAATGGAGATCATAGGAGTCGAGATCGGGCTAGCCAAAAGTCTGGTTTCGGAGAACCGGTCTCTTGAGTTCGCTAAGCGAACTTACATACGAGGGACAGACTGCTCACCAATTTCTCTCGATGAGGCCCTTGTGGCGTTACGCCACATTGGTTCTCTCGAAGAGTTGGTGAGAAAGCAGTTGAAGTATGGGGTACTTCGACTGTCGTCTGTAGGACGATTCGCGGGCTTCGGCTACCGAGTGCTGGCCCAATTACAATTGGGCTTTGCATTAGGTAATCGTTGCGGTAGAATGTCGGCGTACCTACACCGGCCTGGCGGCGTCTGGGCCATGCCTTTAACAGCATGGCTCACCGCTGTTGGACCAGGCGGGAAGGGTATTATGGATTCCAATTGGTGGGCTACAGCCTTCCATCTCTGGAAACACATAATGCACGCCCTCATACGTAAGGTTACGTTCTTTGAAGCCCATTTACCGTATTGGTCTCTCTACTCCTATTCGACGGGCGAATATCGCCCGCTGAAGAAGGGGGAGAGCCAAGATGGGAATGATCCCAAGGGTAAGAGGTTTATTCCTTCTTACCTATCGGACGGGATGAGCTTGGTTGATGAGATATCTCAGATGTCTTTTAACCAGTTCTTCACGGAGTGGGTTGTATATCCGTACACTGAGAAGTTACGAGGGACGTTTAACGGTATCAATGACAGACTAAGAGTACTTAGTCCATTCATCCTGCCCACTTGGACAGAGATTGAGGAACTATGGAAACTCGTAATGTTAGATGACGCGGAGGCTTCGCTTCTGCCATCTAAGGTATCCTTTATTCGTCGAGAAGACGATTTAAAGGTATCCACGACACGGATCTTAGATCTGTGGCGTGTATTACGCCGGAAAGCCAAAATATCTCTGCCAGGGCATGAGCTGGTGGAGGGGTTCGTTGAGCCGCCTGAGGCGGCAAGACGATGGACGAGAGGTCTTGGTCAAGACCGATTGTTCATGGACACTTCCATAGTTTGGAACGAGTTTAGTTCATCTCAGGCTCGTAAGACGATGACACCGAAAGATGCCACCGCAGAGTCAGAGACGTCTAAGTCTCGAACCACAAAATAGTTGAGCGTACCTAAGCGCAATCAGGCCCGATAATCTGGACGAAAGTCTGGAGGGGCGGTCGCCTGAATCCCGAGCCTGAC